GAGAGCGGCACAGATTGCACTCAGTTCGCGATTCGCAATCTCCATTGTCTGGATGTTGGTATGCCGCATGTTCAAACCAGTGAACACCTTACGTCCCTGGTGTGGTCCGTCGATGATGGAGAATCGAAGAACGAGACGCAGGTGGTTAGGGTTGCCGTCTTTTGTCGGCATCGCGTTAGATTCGTCGATGATGAAGTTGTACCAGCCTTCAGGAATGACATCGTTGTCGAGAGGTGTAAACTGTCGAGCATCGAAGTTGAGCTGCACCATTAGATGGCTCCTTTACGAGTTGAGGATCTTGTTGAAGATGTAGCCTAGATTTGGAGGCTCCATATTTGCTAGAGCTCCACTTCTATCCTTTGCTTCGAATTGAAGGTCAGGTTGCGTCTGCAGGAAACGAAACTCCTGCTGAGTCGTTGGATCTTTCCCAACCCCAAGACGAAAGACTTCGTCAAAGAAGTAAGGTAACTTCGGTCCAAGTTTAGCGCCCGGCATCGATGGACCATATTTAACGATACCAGATAATTCATCTTTTGTCGGCTCCATCTTTGCGGAGACGAGCACATTCTTACCCTGGAGATCTCGGAAAGCTCTGATCAAAGTCTCCATTTTTTCAATCAGTTCCCCGTAAGCCTGACGAGGATCTTTTACTTGTCGTTTGGCATTGTTAAGAACAACTTCACCGATCTCGGTTATGCTGTCCAATCCAATGCTCTGAAAGTTACGAGCTTCTGCGCTCTGCAGACACCAAAGATGAGCATCTCGCAAATCGTCTGCAGTCTCAATGGTAATGATAGGCATGTTGTAACAGACAGATTGATCATTACCAAATAGACGTCTCAGGTTAGATTCGCGAAGAGATAGAGCACCGGACTCAGCAGAGATTAGAACGGGGGTTGGAAGTGTAGCAGTAAGAACTGTTTTTCCAACTCCTGCACCCCCGTAGACAAGAACTTTGATCCCATTGGACAAAGATTCTTCCGAAGCAGTAGAAAAGTGAAGTGCCATCAAGTACTCCTTTTTGGAATGACGATATCGAGTCCGGGCATACCCGGCTTGATCACAAGCACCTGATCGAACAAATTACGCTGCTCGTCAGTAAGAGTACGATACTCTTTGATTGCGACTTCAGGCTTCCACTTGACCAACTTCTCCAGTTCCAACTTGGGAAGATTGTGGTCAGGCAGGGATTGCGACTTTGCTAGTTCTTGAAGTAGATCGATCTGAACAGCACGATTAATAGTGTGTACTGCTTTCAGAACTGCACCGGTCCCGTCGTTCAGTGGATGGCTGTTGGTACCCTCTTCCGGACTTGGGAACAGTCCAGCGAAAATAAATTGACGAAGAACGATTTCCTTGTTCTTCATCTCCTCCATTTGCTTTTTCAATTCGTACCACTCTCTAAGGTGGTCGAGGGAAACTTGCCGTTCTGGTATCAAAGTCATAGGAAGTACTCCGTTGTTAGATGGACCATACTTTATAGCATAATAAGCGATCGGATGCAAGTATCAATGCTTGGGATATTGCACCTCAATGACAGGAATACCAGCAGCGCGTGCTTGTTTCATCATGTTAGCTGTACCTGGTCCGCCTGGAAATGCGATCACAACATGTGGCCCTTCTAATAACATCTGTGCATTTCGTCTAGGCCCAGCTTGGTGTCCAAAGATATGCCAATCTGCTTCGATCTTACGATGATCAATAGCATGTTCGACGGCCCATGCGCCAGCTATAGCATCGACATGCAATGCACCACCCTCGATCAGAGTACTAATTATATTTCCATTATGATACCAATTAAGCCATTGACGAATAAAGTTAGGTCGACTGTAAAGATGACTACCGCAGACGATGACTTTCATGTTCCCCTGACCCAGTATAGATCACCTGTTGTCATTCCTTTTTCATTTGGATCTTTAATCTCTTTAAGTCTACCCAATCTACTCATGGTTTGAATTGCTTCTCTTAATTTCTTATCATCAAAATTACCATCAGTTCTGAAACAAGCTATTTGGAGCATTCTAGCTCTAATATAAGAATACGGAATCTTTCCTGCTGCCTGAAATTCTGCTGAGATTCGATAGGTGACTGCTACTCGTTTGTTCACATATTCTTCCAATAGTCCTTCAAGCTTTTTAATCTGTACACTATTTCCTGTTCCAAGATCTCCAGAAGCTTGCTTAGTCTTAAAATTATTGATATCATTCATAACAAAGCGTTCGAAGTAATCCCAATGAGCCTCAGTCACAATCGGAACATTTACATTTCCTTGCGGTGTTGGTGGAGGTGTATCTAAGATTGCAGCAAGAGTTGCTAGAACGTTGATTCGCAAAGTAGAACGAGACCACATATGATGTTCAATATCACTACCTTTATTGTCGATAGAAAGATTATAACTGTTGTCACAATACTTTGTAAATCTATCATATCGTGCTTCAGCATCTGGATCCAATATAGCAACGATTGGAGGTTTCTTTTGAGTAAGAACCAGATCTGCAACTCGGGCAAGTATAACTAGATAATCTACAAAGTTCGGATCGATTGAATAATCTACTTTCTTATTTATATCGCTTCGTTTTCCTTTATATTCAAAGATATTAAATCGAGATATGAATCCACTGTTAAGAAGAAACGCATTGATACTTTCAAAGACCTCTGGTGTAGTGTCTCCAAGGATACTATACGCAGGAGAATGAAGAGATTGTACATTTTTAGTGGCATCGCTGTAATTGATTGCATCGGATGTTGAACCAGGATTAGATTTAGAATGTAGACCGAGCATTACTGTCATTAGACCTTGTATATTCTCATCGCGAGCATTTGAAAATCTTTTCATTAATCCACCAAACTCGCCTAGGATCTGTGCAAACGATCCCCGTGTTGGGGTGAAATGCTTTGTAAGACCTTGTCCACTTGCAAAACTTCCAAAGTGAAAAGCATCTTTGAATGTTGGGAACTTTTCAGAACAGATTTTAATCAGTCTACTGATCCCAGTTGACATTGCTTCCTTACCCATTCCAGAAGGAGCAACGACAAGATTATAAGTGTTCAATCCAGAATTAGTATTGGTATTCCATCCCCGTCCACAGAGAGCTGATACCACAGTGATCGCGGCTGCTACTGAGAATTCAACATTTGGATAGATTGAACCTCTATAAAAATAGCGAGCTAAGTATCCAAGACCTCCAGTAGGAAAATCGATATGAGATACAACTTCTTCGGGATCGGGTAAAGAATCAAAATCAACCGCATGTTCAACTGTCTGAAATTGGATAGGATCAGGAGTGAAAACAACAGCTCCATCAGCGGTGCGTAAAAGAGCTTGTTCGGCTTCATATTTAGCAATGATAGCATCTGCACTGCGTTTACCAGCTTCGATATCTATCATTTCAGCTTGGCGGATAAAACGAGCATGACGTAGGGTACGCAAGATATAATCTGAACGATTTGCTTTGGTTCTTTTTCCAAGCCCGGACTGACGAAATAGACGTTTACATTGATCATTCGACGGACTATGACGTACAAGATGAACCATTAGATCAAGATCACCTTCTGACTGTGACGGATGGTCTAATTCACGCCACATTCCTTGCCAGAGCATTCTTGCGTCTTCGTTCTCCCATAGCTTGCGGCCAACGTTTTCATCAGTTTCAGTCTGAGGTAACTCTTCGAGAACAACTTCATCGTAGCCTTCAGACAAAGGCATCTGACTAAGCATCTTCATCAGCATGTCTTGTCTAGCTTCTAATTGTTCTTTACGATGCAAGACGTTGCCGGTACAAATCATAAATCGATTTTGGCTGTAGATCTCTACGCCATCGCGTCGCCGGCCGAGTCCAATGCTCCCCTTGCACCAAATATGGATTCCATGCCCACCGATGGATCGTTCTGTGTAACTGTCAAAGTTCTTAACGATAGTCTGAAATAGATCTAGATACTCCTTTGTGGTGTTGGGCTTTACGTCAAGATCAATACAAGTAATATCTTCGCCTTCCATAATGACGAAGCCGATTGCAAGATTGTGGGTTAGCGCAAGAGTTGTAGCTTCTTCAAAGCTCATCCATTGCGAGTTGAGGTGCTTTGAAACAGATGCGTTAAAGAATTGTCCATCCTTAGAAAAGATAGGACTTTTATTTACAGGATGAGCAACGAGCCACTGCCTTTTCAAACGCAGCTCCATAGGCAAATTTCGCCATTGGAGTAGGCGCGGGTCGTCGGCCATTGATGGCTCCGTTGAGCGATGTAGAATGCGATGAATCTCTGGAGGCGGTACATACTATAGCATGGAAGCTTGGGGTGGTCAAGCCCTACATCTAGTGGTTCGTCTCTTTGATAGTCACAAGTGACTATTTTTGATTTCTTTAAGTACGTCGATTAGAATTCTGTTCCCACTTCATCGCCCATCTGACATTGCCTGGTTCGTAGTTTCTGTCGTTATTGATACGATCCAACGAATGTTCAGAGGATGGTCTACGCCCAACATGAGAAAGAAAAGCGGAGTAATCATTCAGCCATTCATTACAGACTTTAATGCCTCGGCCTCCGTAGTTTTTCCAATTTGTACATTTAGGATTCGTACATCTATCTTTCATATATCGCCAGATATTCCATTCAACAGAATTAGAATCACCATGTGTACGACGTAAACAGCCGCAGGATTTAATAAGTCCTTTTCGAAGATGATCACTTCGTATAATTTTAATAGTTCCACAATCACATTGGCATTCCCAGTGTATTCCTTGTGTTGAATCATAAGATATTTTCTTAATAACGATAAGTTGCCCGAAACGTTGCCCAGTCATATCAATAAATCTAGTCATATTTTTATAAGCTCCTTCTGCCAGCGCCCAAGTTCGTTACTGCTAGTCGAAATTTTTATCTTATGCTCATCATTAAGCACTTTCATAATCGTTTGACGAAGAGAAAGTATAGTTGGAATGTCAAAAGGTTTACCCGCAGCTTCCCACATTTCGGTAGCAACTCGATGTATTAAAGGACCAACTGAGCCCCGTCGTGCATTAGGCAGTCGTTGCGGCCGAGGAGGGGGAAGAGGTGCGCTGATAACAATATTGGGGGCCTCTAATGTAGGGAGCCGGCTGGGTTCAAAGCGTAATTGCTTCGCAATCGCAGCCCTAATCTGTAGACGTAAGGTAAGAATTGCCTTTTCATCCATCTTTGCTGGACTAAGGGGTGGATCTAACTTTAACCAATGATAAAGACGTCGAAGTTTAATCTCGGACCAGTGTGAAAGAGCGCCTAGGAATATAGGATCATCAATTGCTTCGACTCGAGAGCTCCTTACCAGCTGAAGGTGAGTTGGAAGTTCCCCCTCTTCGAACCGCAATTGATCCGGAACCGGCGCTACGTGCAGGACCCGTGGGTTGACCATGTCGAATAGAAGCCACATTATGCAGCACCTTTTCCTTCAGCAGCGAATTGCGCTCTGAGTGCCTCTGTCTCTTTCTGATCAACCAGGCTGTAGGTGTACCTGGGGTCACTCAGTTTTCTTATCTGAATAAACAACTCGTTTGCCCAGATTGGATTGTCGGTCGAGTGCAAGATCGACTCCTCATGTTTAACGTGATCAATCTCAACAAGCTGAAAGCGTTTCATTGTGAGGTCTCCTTCTCCGGCCAGAACCAGGAACATGTTGGATGATCCCATACCATACCTACGGGGATAAGCCAACAGTCTCCATCTTGAAAGACATTGTAGCTGACGCCTTTGGCATCTGTCAAGACAGCATTTGTTTCAACATCTTCCCAGGCGCCCCAGTAGTCTGCATGAGTTGGGCCAGTCTTCAGTATGGAGATCGTTTCATCATCCACACCTGCCACGGTGGATCTGTTACCACTGACGAAGTAACACATTGCAAAGATCTGCGGGATATAGATCCCGTAGCTATCTAGGATGATAATGATTGGTTCGGGTCGTTTGTCCATCTGCATGTACTTTCTGGTTAAAGTGAATGCGTGCGTCGATGTCCTTGTACGGCGCTATGATTACCCCTTACGGAGACCGCAGGACACCTTTCTGTAAACCGAGCCGCACGCTACCCGATCGAAGTACTCTCCGCAGGGGTGGCTCATTTAACCTTTGCTGCTCGATCAGCTAGAGTCTCGTTCTCGTCGAACGTTTCCCACCAGGCCTTGAGGATTCTCTTTGCCTGGGGTTCGGAAACATCGAATTGGTTCTGTATGTACGGGACCGAGCCGAACATATTGGTCACACCGGACTCCCGTAGGTTGTCCAGGTATTCAAAGTAAGCTATCCAGAGTTCTAATTCTGAGCTCTCAGTCATGTACGTTCTCTGTTGTTAGTTGAATTTTTGTCCTGTGAGAAGCAAATTCATGCCCTCGTACATTGCTCCCTGTATCTCGTTCTCCTTCTTATCGAACTCTTGAAGAGCAATACGTGCGTCGTTACCGGTATCGTATGCACCGATAACCTTTGTGTCCAGTGTACGAGTACTGTCATTCGGTTCAAGAACGCAGATTTCGTACTTCCTGCTCACACTGTTGAGTTGAACAAACACCCCAGGAATGGTTTGTTCATCATCCCAGTACTTATACACAAAGACAATGTCATGAAACATAGGATGTCCTTTCTTCGGTCGAGTTAGAAGTCATGATCGAGTCTTTGGCCGAGTCCTTAGCCGGCGACCGAGTCTTTAGCCGGTTGATCTATAGAGATATTCTGTACAAAGGGAGTACGTGGATTCGTCTGCAGATAGTATAGACGCTGTCGATCGCATTTCTCTCTTTTACAGAAAGTAACACCTGCCGGTGTCAACCTGAAATTGCTTCGAACAAGGGAACTGGCTCCGCAGTTGACACATTTGAAGTTAGGCACAGAATTCACTCCGTTGTTTGTACCAATTATAGTGTAGCAGGATTCTAGGCTCGATGCAAGCAACAAATGGCCTATCGATTTTCGTTTGTATATCATGGTGCCATGCTGCGCTGCACTGTCGATATATAATGTGTGTTGGCGCCTGTCGCAAGCCGCGTCGCGCCGCGTCGCCAAGATCGAAAAAGATATCGTACTGAAATCGAAATCAGACATGCCGGCTGTCGACTTCGAGATTCGGTACCGTTTCGCGGCCGGAGACGAACTTTCCCCGGCCGCTTCAGAATCATATGAACGTCTGAGTATCGTCTAGAGATAGATCGAGATCGTGTTTCACAGCACTGAAACGATCACACCAACCAGAGATCCATTGTCCGTACGAGTAAGGTTGCTTTGTCTCATCATATGGATTGCCCGAATTATATCCATCTTTCTGGGCGAGCCATCCATCGAGATAGGGTGCAGATTTCATCTCACATCCCCTTTCCTCCCTTTGATCACAAGAAGTGTGATCATTGTCATAACATTGGAAACGATACAGCTGAGGGCTGCGATACCCACCAGATTGATCGCTTCTGGAACAGTGGTAGAAATAACGGGTATATGGATCCACATATCAAGTACTCCATTGCGAGCGGGATTGCTCGAACATGCCCCATCTTTTTATGGATGGGGCATGGGCTTGCAATCAATCCATTCTGCAAACTTCGAATGAGTTATCTGGCTGTTTGATAACAACCACATCGCTCGAATACAGAAGGATTAGTTCATCACGTAAATGAGTCACCGCTATTGGGATAAGCGGTGGATCACCGGGGTACTTCAGAATGTGAGTATCAGTCAGAGTGAACTTACCCTGACCGAACGGACGCCAGCCCCCGTGGATATAGCGTTCGTTGAACTGTTCAGCTGCCTTGCGCTCGTCCTCGTTAACGAGAAACGTCGGAAGGTATGGACCAAGATGTTCTTGTGTCATCCTGTGGTGTAACAGTGTCCATATCGGATGTGACATCTTAGTCTTCCAGCAGCGAGTTGACTGCGCCTTCGACTGTGCGCTCTTTGCCACATTTCGCCTTGCGGAACTCCACCCACGCCGCCAGCCGATTGCCCTTCCCGGGATCGACGTAGCCGGCGGAGGTCTTGTGTTCCTTCCACATCTCAGAGCACTTGGAAACATCAAGCGACTTCTTCTCTGCCGCGAAGGCAGTCGTCGTCAGTGTAGCGAAAAGAGCGAAAGCACTTAGGATATTCTTCATAGGTGTAGTTCTCCGTTTCGAGCTTGATTGCTCGTGCATGTGGCACCGAGATGCCACATGGGCTTGCAATCAGGGCTTCCGTCTATGCGAACGAGGTCCGCATTTCTTAATCCATTTCTCTTTGTCGTGCCCAAGAAATAGGGCTTCGTCATACTCTACTATCACTACTTGTTCCTTCCGGTGTATTTCAGAACGCGCATTGCGTAGACGTCTTCGGCTTCCGCTCGATTCTCGCAGTAGCTTCCCATGTGGAAGCCGCCGTCTTGCTCGTTGAAGAAGTGAATCGCAAAGGGGCGAGTCACGTCATGTATCCTGCACATTACGATAGCGCCGGGCGCCTGCACGCCATCGCCAGCCACAGGGACCGATTTAATCACTGTCCATCCTTTGTAGGTGGCGCAGTCTTGTATTGAGTATGTCATTAGCGCACCACCTTATTGAGCAGATCGACGTATGCAGCGGTGCTGTTCGTGCTGTCGTGATAGAAAGCGTCTCTGTGCGAGCGGGATGTCCCATTCGCTAGATTGTTGTCGTACCAGTGCATAACTTCTACCTGGTTGAATTGGCAGTGAAGTCCAAGCTTGAACTCACCGCAGATCATGCGGTCGATGTCATGGAACGTAACGACACCATCATCGTGCAGCGTTGCAATGATACGTTGACCATGAACGGTGTATTTCCGTCCGGTGTTGAATGCAATCTTCTTAGACATAGCGTTCAGTCCTTCTGTTGGGATTTACCAAGATTGTTAACTAGAGTAGTCCATTGCTCTTCAGTCTCGCAGTACATTCCAGCGTTGTCGTCCCAACGCTCGTCTGTGGTGTCATAGATGTTGCGATGCGGACCATCGTGTCCCGCAAATCGATTGCAACCCTTCAGGTTGAACTTAGCGTGCGAGCACACATTAGGATTTTTAGGTCCAGCGTACCAGCCCATGTCAGACCTCCGTAGGAGTTAGAGTAACGGTATAAGCCGCCGGTAGATATTCGTTTTTGCGGACGTAGATTGGTTGCAGCGTAGGCTTGAATTTCTTCTCGCCTGCAGCGTCAACCTCAGCATACTCTGCCACAGACTTGTGCTCTTTGATGAGCTTCATAACAACTGTGATTGTAGGGCTCATAGCGAAGCAACTTTCTGTGTGGCAGTCTGGAAGCGAACTGTCTCACCAACGATGTCGTAGGGGACCTTTTTGGTGATCAGTTGCTCTGCAGCGAACTTAGGAATGCTCCAGGTGGACGCCACAATGTGGATCATCCGCTTGCGATTGTCAGAGAACTGCGCTGCATTGATCGCCCACTGAACGATGCCAGGGGCGTAGACAAGCTTGGAGGAAGCTAAGGAGTAGACGCGGGAGACAGGTTTTGCAGACATAGCGGGTAAGTCCTTCTGTTGGCAGAATGAAGCAGTGTTGGGTTCTGGACCCAAAGTAAAATGTAGCATGGATCTGGCAGTGATTGCAAGTATCAATGCGGTGGGAAAGTATGTGGAAGTAGTTGGTGGGTTGATTATATTTTGATAATTTGTGCAATGCAGCATCCGTGTCTGTAGTGTAGACAACTTGTCATAGTTGTACGAGTTACCGGGGGCTGTCTAGTGTGGCATGTCTGGTTGTAGGAGGTAAGCGGCAAATGTAGGAAATGGGGGAAATGTAAATTGTTGGGTAGATTAGGGAAATTGTTGGGAATTCTAAAAGAATACCCGGCAAATCTGGAAAAGGGCTGGCACGGGGAAATATTTTTCGCCGGGGGGCCCCCTTTAAGGGGAGCGTGTCAAACGTGTCATGTAGTTTGCAGCCTTTACATGACAACAGAAAAGAGATGAGCTCTTACTTAGTTATATATTTATATATTTCTATTATATATATAATTAAAGAAAACAAGCACTTAACCCCCGAATGTCCACTTATCTTCTATATTTATCGTTTTTATATGGGATTTTCGCTTGTCTTCCTCGAGTATTCATACATATCTCTTTGTTTTTTCTTATTCTTGGTCGAGCTAATTTGCCCCTAGGCCAACTTTCGCCTGACGCATTTTTCATTTGCATCGTAAAGCGTTCTATGCTACGGTAGCAAATGGAGCGCGTCATCAGTTTCCTAAGGGAAACCAGTGCTCCAGTTAGAGTAAGTTCGGAGCTCGAGTCTCTGCAGGGGCTCGAGTCTTCGGTCGAGTATGAGTTCGATGGTCGAGTAGATGGTCGAGTCTTTTCTCGGCTCGAGTCTTTAGCCGGTCGAGTCTTCTTTCGATCGGATCTATCCTGCGCTGTTTGACATTGTGAAGGGTTCGTAAAGCCGAGGCAGGGCTTATCTGCCTATTCTGATAGTGAGACCACTAGCAGTGAGATACCTCCAGACAGAGCGATGTATAGTCCCTATAGGGGACGCCGAAGCGGCGGCTGGAGAATGACTGTCAGTGTGGTGTGAAATCGAATGTATCGAAAGTAGTGTAACGGAAGCACCAGCTCCTCCAAGGCTGAGACCTGTTCGACTCAGACTTGCGAGCCAATCTGTGCGAAGCGAGATCATCTCGATATATAATATATGTGCGTCGGCGCCGTCTCACCATCGAAGAATTTCGATTTTCGAAAATATATAGAATCGCCCGAGGCCACTCGACTACCGGTCGCCTCAAGCCTCGAGAAACGGTACCAGGATCAACCTCCGGTGTCGCCGAAAATCAACTCGACGCATATCAGCGATGCATTTCTGCATATCCCTGCGCGGCGGTCACGAAAAAACGACCCCTCTTGCGAGGGGTCGCTTCTGCAGATCAGCTATGCGATAATCAGCGTCGCTTGAAGCGGACGCGGGTGTCGCAAGACGTGGAGCCAGCGTTGTCCACCGCGTAGCGCAGGCCTCGCTTGGCGATAAGCGTTTCCAAGCAGGCAGCGTACTCTTTATCGCTGCGAATGACTGTCGCTTCAGTAGCAGCGACAGCAGAAGCGGCGCAAGCGGCCGCGAGTAGTGCGAAAGCGCGAAGGGCGTATTGCCTCATTGAAGTAACTCCCGTTGTGCAGGTGTCAGGTCAGGGAACACGATCGCGAGCGGCTCGTCGTTATTGAGCAACCACTCGCGATAACGTTCAAACTGATTTCGCGTTAAGTCTAATGACTTCCCATTGACGGTGACCACGTAGTGATCGTCGTCAATTTCAGCTGATGTGCGAATCGTACGCATTTTCAGTTCCTCTGCTATGCAAAAAAGGGGACGCTTGCGCGTCCCCCGATTTGCGGTGTGTCGCTTACTTGCGGCCGTGGAACTTGCGCCAGGCGTAGAACTCCTGCGAGGCGTTGGACACGTTCCAGTTGTTCTCCACTGCGTGATCGCGGAGGTGCTTCACCGTGGGGTGAGTCCCAGCAGCGACGAGCTCATCACAGGCGTTCCACACCTGCCAGCACTTGCCCCCTTCACGCGGGTACTTTTTGACTTTGACAACTTCTGCGGGGGCAGCAGCGACAGCCGCTTCCGCAGGGGCTTCCGTGGGCACAACGGGCGCTTCCGGGGTTTCCACCGCTTCCACGGGGGTCTCCACCGTTTCCACGACGGGGGTGGAAATCTCTGACTCCACCACAGGGGTGGCGACAGTGACGGACTGCGACTTGCGATTACGACGAGACATAGCGATAACTCCAGTTTATGTTTGACGCGCGCGGCGGATGCAGGGCGCGGAAGCAGCAACACGC